TTTACTTCGTTTATGATATCAAAAATAGTTCCTGTTTCTGAACGATACTTCTCCTTTGGATCCTCTACAATGTACTCCACCACCAACTCATCGCCCACTTCTATATTGTTCTCTGCAAACCAACCACGATTTACTTCAATTGCTAACTCAATAGCACCCTCTGAATATACTGGATTAGAATCTTTTGGTTCTAATGGTTTGATACTCTCAATGATTCCGTTTTCTTTAATGAATGCAATATCAAGAGGTATTGTTGTTTCAGTCATATGGAATGACTGCTGTGCAATACGATCAAATACAAATAGCATACCACTATTTGCTTCTAAACTTTCACGGAACATTAAACCTTTAGTGAAATCACTTTTTGTTTTAGGAATTTCTAACTGTAGAGGTAATGTTGTAAATTCTTCTTTCATTTTTTTCTTTGGATCAGTTGAAACCATTGTTGGTGCTGCTGCACCTGACTTCTGCGGTTGATTAGGGTCTTTTGCTACCTTTCTTCTTCTTGCACTATCTCTTTCCTTATCACTCATAGATGCTCTCTTTGATGAAGAGGTACACTTAGGAGTTGTTTTCTGACCGGGTTGACGAGCACAAGGTTTACCGTCATACTTACCACCAACTTGAACCCAACCTTTTACTTTGCGTCCAGACTTAGTAGTTCCGCTTGATTTACCAAACCACGCACGAAGACCCTCTTCGCTCATGTTCTTTGGTTTCTTACCCTTCTTTTTCATATCAATGGCAATCGCAGCCTGCTGTGCAGGATTTGCTGCCTCTTCCACTTCTTTACTATCAAGATAATCTGCAGCAGTATCTAAGTAATCAGATGCCTTAGTTATCTTTGATTGAACCCACGCTTTGAAATTCTTCTTATTACGAGAATGTTTTTCAATGCGTTTAGATGCTCTACCTGCAGTTTTCAATTGATTACGAATCATCTCTGGTTCGTGATCACCATCTTTTGCTTCTTTCATAAGAAACCCATCATCACGAACAGTATGTCCGTCAGGAATAGGCATACACTTTTTTTCAGTGTTGCAATAGTAGTATCCTTTTTTACAGGATTTCATCATTCTGCAGTTTTTGAATCATTATTATTTAGAAAACCTTTCTTTAGCATTTTTGAAAGTTCTGTTGTTGAACCTACAAATAAAGCATTATTAGTTACATTTGATTGTGTTTTTGCACCTTCTTCATCTATTTCTTTCACTTTCTTTTGAAGATCCATTAATTTATCTGTGCTATCTGCAACACTTTTAATTAACTGACCTGCAACTTCATATGCTCTTGGACTTGCACTCTCTCCAGCAAGTTCCATAATACCATTGATTGCCTCTTGGCCTTTTTCAATCAATGAATACAATTGACCTCTTGTATAATTATAATCCTTCTCAACATCATCCTTTTTCAGAGCAACATTTGGTAGTTCTGGTTTATCATCTTCTTTCTTGACAATAGACGTTTCTACATTTAAAGATTTTTCAATATCATCAAAGTTTGTGTTCATCATGAGTCTGTCCTTGTAGCAGGATTAAATTGTAATGAATCTGTAAAGATGCTAGATGTTTCATTAAATCCGAAATCATCTCCAACTTCTATCAGAGCATCGTCTGCTGTAGTTAATTTATTAACTTTTGAATTTTCAATATGTTCTGCCTTAATAGTTCGACTAAATCCTCTCTTCACTGCTAACGTTGTAGCATCAGGTATTTCATTGATTTGCATTACCTCACTATCAATCACAATTCTATCTTTTACAGCAAATGCACTCGTATCATTTACATTGATTCTAACCTGTGATGTATTGACGTTAAATGTTAATGTAGCAGTGTTATCATTATCATAATCTTTGACTGCTTGTGGAGTAGTAACGTATCTGAGTTCTCTTCTTGCATTCTCTTTGTCCATAGTTGTATGGTAATCCAACTGAACCTTTTTGATGATTCCTTCTGGAGTATCTGCAACAGGGCCAAATAGATATGTCTTTGCAGTAAAATTAAGAGTGTATATTAATGCTCTTCGAGTTGCAAAATCACCTTCATAATCATCTTGAAATGATATATTATCTAATACAACACTAATATCTCTCTTCTCACCAATCACACTTACTAGATCAACACTTAAGTTGAATGCTGGTTGGAAATATGGAAGTATCTGTTCTACGATTTGTAATCCATCATCATTTAATTTTACCAATACATTTAATTCAAATCCAACATTGTATGGTACAGGCATAAACACCTTACGAAGATTACTACCATCAGATGCTTTAAATGTTTGAGTTATACCTGCTTTTCTTGTTGCATCATATGTAATGTTTGTCATCTCAAATGACATTCTAGGTAGAGTAATCTGTGTTGATCGATTTAACTCTGGTTGTTGTTCAATTCTTGCTAAAAACTTTTGCATTGGGCCATATGCCAACGCAACTTTCATATCACTAATATCTTTTCCTTTATTATCTTGATGTCGAATATGAATATCATTAAACAGCGTACCGAATGCAATAACTGTCTTTCTAAGTATCTCGTGATAGTAATATGTTCCTAACATTAGAATGTACCAAATGGGTTAGATTCTGCAAAATCAATGATTGCATCTGCCTCAGTTTCAAACTCGTCGTTATCGCTGTAACTATCATATATATCTCTCTTGTCATATTCACGTATGCTGTAAGAGATGAATGATGTCGATCCAAATGCAACTGTAATGGTTGATATTGCAACGTTAAGACTTGTTCTACTGATTGTAATCTGAGTTGGTTGAATTGATAGAACAGTAACTCCAGCACCTATAACTCCACTAACTTCAGATAGTGCAGTACCTACATTTATTCCTGTTGTATTGATACCAGTAATCTTCGTAGTTGTTATACCAAGAGTACCAGTTGTTGCTCCTGATCCAACAAAGATATCTTTGTATAATCTAAGTCCATCATCACGAAGTCCTGTTTGAATTCGTATTTCTTCACCAGCTCTAAATCCAGAAACAGTGCTACCAATTCCTACATTAGATACCTTAAGAACTTTAGTGTCTGCATCCCATTCTTTAACTCTTGCTTCAGTATTTGACTGTTGACCAACAACAAGATCGTTGAGTTCAAAGTTACCACGACCAGTAATAATATTAGGATTACCTATAGTAACTGTAGGTGCAGTTACACCATATCCAATACCGGGATTTTTGACACGAATGGATTGTAGTTTATTTGAAGTATTAATTACTGCTTCACCAATTGCAGTAGTTCCTGCTCCCGGTGGCCCTTGAATAGTAACTGTTGGAATACTTGTGTAACCAGTTCCATCACCAGTAACTGTAAATGATATAACACCTTTCTGAGTTTTTTCAATTGTACAAGTTGCAATTGCACCACTTCCACCACCACCGACTATATTGATATCAGGTGCCTGTGTATAACCTGCACCAGCATTTGTTAGTATAAGTTCCTTAATCGACTGTACACCGCCTCTGGAGGTCGTTATAGCGACTGCAGCAGCATTTACACCAGAAGCACTTCTAGAAGTCGATATAAAGACTGTAGGAGTCGATGTGTATCCACTTCCATCATTAAGAACTGTAATTGAACGTAAATATCCAGTTGATCCACTAACTACAGGAGAAAGAGTTGAAGATGCTTCTGCAGTTGATCCAGATCCAACTAAATTTAATGTAGTAATAAATCCTTGATCCTCGACTTGTGTATCAATCTCATCAATAGAAGTGTCAATAATTTCATCTTCATATTCAAAGAGTTCACATTGTAGTTCATAAACATAATTCTTACCAAGCTGATAGAATGGTTTCTCATGCTCTACAAATTTTACTTCAAATAATCTTTGTCCAAGTGGGAAAAATATTAAGTCTCCTTCTCTAGGTCTTGATCCTAATTCGTAATCATTTGGATCTAAAAATGGTGCAATAAAATCTGTAAATCTTTCTTGAGATATTGTAAGGGTAACTTCATCACGTAAACTTACACCAAACTTAGTCATTACATCACCAGCACCCGAATATCCTTCATAGGTATTCACATATGCTTCCAATAAAAAATTATCATCAAATTTTGATGATTGAACTTCTTCGATTATGGATTGTTTATTTACAAACTTTCTTGGAATATAAGTAACTTCTACTCCATAAATTTGCAACTGCTCATTTATCAGACTTTGAATTAGTCTTTGTTCACCGGGTGATCCTTGTAGAAAAAATGGATTTAATGCCATACATATTACCCGATAAAGTCTAAAGGAGGCAACTCGTACTCGTCTTTTAACTTAGTTAATGCAAACTCTAAGTCTCGTTGACCATCTTCATATATCTCTCTACCATTCAATTCTAATCCACCGGGAAGTTTTACTCCTCTGAACTTAATTAAATTTTGTCCCCATTGACGTTTCATTATTGCAGTTAAGTACATCTTCAAGAACATATCATTATAGATTTTTGTAAAATTATCAGGATCTAATATTCTCTGACAATCAATAACTATAAAGTCACCAGCTCTAAGTGACTTATAATCCATATCAAGATATAATCTATTCTGCTTCTTGTTAAATCTTATTTGTCTATCTGGTGTTAATAGAAAATCTATGTCTTCCAAATAACTCTTTACCATCGAATACTGAAGAAGTTCGACAGAGTTAAAATAGTATAAGTCGTTTAAGAACAACTGATACTTGATACTAAACATTCCTCCAGATATTGAACTAGAGTCAAATTTAAATATTTTTTCAATTCCGATTACAGAATCTGGAATTTGAATAAAGTTAGAATTTTCAATGAATGTGGATGTTGTAGTTCCGTATCCACTAATTGTTGTTGATGTTCCTGTAGTAGTAACTATACCAGCAGTATTAGATGAATCAGGCCCAGTATTTGCTCTTCCTCTATCAATTTCATCTTGAGTAAATTCGTGCTTGAGAAACATTTCCTCAACACCATCAAAATGCCTCTCATTGAAGTATTGTAAGGCATCATCTACCAAATCATCAATCTGATCGTCATCAAGATTTATCTCAAGAACTGGTGCACCCAATTTCCTGAGAGAATAATCTATTAGTTGTTGTCTGGTAGCTGGTTTTCCCATTAATCTGTATCAACCTCAGATGCTAAGTTTTCGTATTTTTCTTGCCACTGTAATGCCTCTGCGGCCAATTTTGTTTTTTCATCATTAAAGTCTGTCAAAACAGTTGTCAATTTTGCTTCCAAAAGAATATTTTGGTTTGTCAATGTAGCAATTTTTTGATTATAAAGTTTAATCAAAGTGTTCACATCAACGTCATTATTTTGATTATTCATGAATTAAAGTTAGAACGTTCCCCCATCAATGGTCGTTGTCCAGACAGGTTTGTTTGTGTAATTTACACTTACTGCACTAGGTGTAACAGATGTGGTTGCACCATTCTTTGCAATATCTGCAGATGTACCAAATGTACCAGTAACACCAATCAAAACCATTGTGGTTGAGTTTGATGTACTCTTCACAACACCTTGTTGTGTTCCACCAGCCTGAGTGATTAAATCACCAGCAGTTACGGAAACTGCACTAGGTAGTGTAAGTGTGACTTCAGTTACTGCAGTTAATAACTGAGTTGAAGTAAATGTTGCAGCACTTGGTGCTGTTGTGGAAGTCTGTAAACCTGCATTGGTAAAGTATACTATACCATGAGTTGCAAAGTCTCCTGACTGATAGTAGATACCTTTGATATCAAGATATCCTTTTGTACCTGAAATAACTTCAGCAGTGTTAGTTGCATCAGGAACGTATGTCCACTTTCTACTGCCATCTGTATCAGCAGTAGCACTATCATCCATTCCGAAGAATCCAAGTTTGTTATTACCTACACCTGAACTTATGTTATAGTTGAATGAAATACCACGGTCAGTATTAGTATCCTTCGCGTGAGTGATGGTTAACTGAGATGCTGTTGATATTCCAGCAGTGACGTTTGCACTTAATGTTACTACTTTTGTGCCTGAGTTTATTGAAGCAATTGTTGTATTATTGGGAATACTTGTTCCAGCAATAACATCAGAAACCTGTAATCCAGTAACAGAGTCAACTGTGATAGTATTTGTTCCACTGGAAACAGTGGCCATAACAGTTCTCTTACTGGTTACATCACCAACCTTCATGATGGCATCGTTAACTGTTACCGTAGTAGAGTTAACGTTAGTTGTTGTACCATCAACTTGTAAGTTACCTTTAATGATAACATCACCTTCGTTACTCAATCCACTTGGGAATGGGTCAATAAAGATTTGATTACCACCACCAGTTAAACTTTCGATTCTGTTTGATGAAATACCAATATTACCAACTGTCAGTGCTTGACCGGGTGGGATTATAGTACCACCAGCAAATGTTGATACACCAGTTACATTTAAATTACCACCAATATTGACATTCTTCTCTACACCAAGTCCACCCTCTGTAAATACTGAACCTGTATCTTTACTATTTGATTGAGTTGCAATATTAAATCTTACATCTGAACCGGCAAATGTTAGTTGATCTGAACCATTTTCATCATATTCAATAGTCGCATCAGCTGTTCCTGTTCCTGCACTACCACCACCAAATCCAAGTTTGGTGTCATCTGGGATCATTACTTCGCCAGATCCGTTCGGATCAAATATTATATCTCCGTCTGTATTAGATGACGATAAAGTATTCGCATCTAAAGTTAAATTATCTACATTCCATAAGTCTACTTTACGGTTTTGATCTAGTATTGCTACAAAACCATTTGCTGCGTTAGCAGAGTTTGAAACACCAGCAACTGCACCAGCAGCGTGTGCCATCAGATCGGTATAGTATTTACCTCCGACAATATCAGAGTTAGTACTATCATCACCAACAAAGAGTCTTTCACCCCTGTTAGCTTGAGTTCCAGCACCAATTGTTAATGCTAATTCACCGAAGTTTAGACCCGACGGAGCACTCGCACCAGTCGATCTTTTTACTCGTATTATACTTGCCATTTAGAAGTTTCCCCCATTGATATCTAAGTTTTGTTGCGAACCGGGTGTTAGTTCAAGAACTCCTGTCCATTTAGTAGTGCTAGAATCGTATACCAGAACCATACCATTCTGTGGATTAGTTATGTCAACGTCAGCTAAACCTGCTAAAGTTCCACTCACATTTCCTGCTAAAGACGATACGACTTTAACAGCATTTTGTTGACCAACTCTGACTTTTATGTTATCTGGCATTAGCGGGTTACTCCTTGACGCACCAAAACGGATCCTTCTACAACTCTTGTAACTTCACCTGCACTGTCCGAAACAATAACGTCATAGACGTATCTTCCGGGTTTTAATCCAGCAGTGGTAGTACTTGTTAGTCCGACTTGAATAGTTCCGGTGGCTGGGTCAGATATCAACGCTGTAAAAGTCGCTGCTGCACCAACACTACCAGAGTGTTTTCTCATCTCAGATCTAACTCCAAATCCAGACAACTCAAGTGCCGAATTTGAAGAAACATTTTCAAGTGAAAATTTCTGTGTGAATGTCGCTCCTGTGTTTATAACAAGATTGCTAACATATACTGCTGCCATCTATTCAATAATAATGATGATCTATGATTTATTTATATTCATTTTTCTTTATCATTTCACCGAGCAATGATTTGATTTCATCTATCTCGGATCTTAGGCGATCAATCTCAGATTTTTGGGATTGATTCCGGTGTCTGGACTTTTTATATTGCGAGTATCCAGTGGAATCGCAATTGATGATAGCACCGGACTTTTCATCTCTATAGAGATTTTTGTGTCCTTCAACTCTAATCATGCTAAAGCTATCACCCTTAGATCCTTAAACTTAGGTGCCTCTGCTTCATTTGTACCGTTTATGTCAATTTTAATCTGGAATCCTGTGAACTCAGCCAAGTCATCAACTGAGAATACATATTCAACAAATTCTCCATCAACACTCGCAGGTGTCAAAGCATCTGGTCTTCCACTGTTCTTAGAAGCATCTACAACTAAATCACCAAATCCATCTCCATCAGTATCTGTTAGGTTATCAAAACCGGGGAATAAATTAAATGATTGTTCAATTCCTTCAGAATCTTGTCTAAACAATTTGAATAACGTACGGAAGTCTGCAGAATTTCTTCTATCAGAACTTACTAATACTTTAAGTGAAGTTGCTGGTTGCTTAAGATCAACACGGTTTGAAATGTAAACCGCAGCGTGTGGATCATTATTTAACTTAACTCTATCGTCATTTACATAGTCACTAACTGGTTTGTTTAATCTATTTCTAACATAGATTACAGTTCCGTTCATAGTATCAACTGCTGGAGATAAGTTTTCATCCTCTGTAGTAAATCTCATTGATACAGTGCTTGTCCTATTTTTAGGTAGTCCACTGACTCTAACTGCCTCATTTTGAGATGATGCAACAATTCTTGTTGTTGCTAGTGGGTTCACCTTATTCAATTCGATATCTTCATATCCTTGATCTAAGAATGATACTTCATTACCACCTGCACTAGTTCCACTTACAGTTCTAATCTGTGAAGAAACTTTTGTTTTTCCGGGTTGTAATGTATTGAACACAGGATAAACAGAGTTATACTGAATGTTCTTAGATGCTTGAATTTCTTTTCCACCACCAGATCTTTCATCAGTGAAACTAGCCTGAGTATCACCTGCCGATCTATTTTGAAGATTTGCTCTACCTGCACCTCTTGGTATTTCAAGATAGTATTTGTCAATATCTTTCTTAGATTGAAGAAGATCTGTATTAGGCATTGTATGAGATGTATTGATACCTGTTAGAGATAATCCATTGAACTCATACTTACGTCCAATACTATTGATTGGATGATTAACGATTAATGAACCGTCAACTCCTCTTTGACCAATACCTATAGAAGTATTACTAATTGAATTATAGAATATAATTTCACTATTCACTTTCACATAACCAGTTGATGTTGAAATACCTTCAAATGTTGCAAATTCGGAAGTGTTTGCAGCACCAACAACGATTGTTGAATCCTGTAGTCCTATTTCTGCTTCAATCTTAATAGGTTGAGTAGTAGGTTCTACATTTGATAATTCAACTATGTTATTATCGGCAGTCATACCGTGATTATAATGTGATACCTCTAATACATTACCAGTATTCAGATCACTAAGGACTGCTGAACTTGTAATGTCTGTGCTTCCATATGCAACTGCAGTTCCAGCATTATTAAATACAACCAAATCTTGTCCAGTTGTAAATGCCTCTCCCTGCACATTTGTAAGGTATAAAGTATCAGTTCCTGTTACTGTTGAAACAGTAATCTGAGCACCACCACCTTTTACCATATTTGATGTGGTTAGACCTACAACATCTCCGACTGCATATCCACTTCCAGCAGTAGTAAAACTAACTGAGTTTACTACATTACTTGATATAGTAACACTTGCCACCGCACCAGATCCATTACCAGTTATTGGGAATACTGGTACACTTGTGAATGTTCCATTTGAATATCCAATACCGGCATTCGTTATAGTTTTAGCATTAATTGGGCCACCAACAGATTCAATGAGTCCATTAACAGCACCAGCACTTGTACTATCACTAACTTTTCTACCGCTAGTCAATGATTGAGCAGCAGGTATTGCTGCTGTAATATTATCAATACCAACTTTCAACTTACGTGGTAATGCTTTTACTGCATTTGGTGCAAGTGTTGGAACCTGATCACTTTCGTAATCTAATGAAGGATTATAGAAGAATGCTGTAGCATCTGTTGTAGTGAATTTTGCCTTATTTAACTTAATCTTCATATCTTCAAACTGGCTTGCTGTCCAGATTGAACCATTCTGTGATTTAAATAAACTACCACCAATATACTGCTGAGATATTACAACACTTTCAGAATCAGGTAGTGCCTGAGTATCAATTGTTGCATCACCCATACGAGCAATCCATGCCTCATAATTATTAGTTGTTGGTGCTAATAGAACAACTGCATATTGTTCACCACCTTCAAGGAAGATTGGTGATGGGAATTTAACGTTTGTTGCAACAGATGCATCTTCAGATACATTAACTTGGGAAGGATCAAGAACAACTTGTGCAAAGTTTTGAACTGCAATTGTTGTTGGAGTTCCTAACTCCATAGTTCTTATTTGAACAGTTAATTTTTCTTTAGCATCTTTCTTTCTCATAAAGATGTCTACTGATGTTAAATATGCACCAGTTTCATCCACTGTAAATGATTGAGCAAGTGGGTCATCATCTTGAACCTCCTGCTGTACAAATACGTTTGTAATATTGATTATTACAGGAATTGGAGGTGGTGGTAACTCTCTTATACCTATCGTTGTCTGTGAAAATGTATCTACAATACCACTTGTACTATATGTTGATTGAACACTACTTACAGATGGTGAACCGGGAACTGAAAGTTCATTTGTTGGACTAGAAGTTAGTTTGAATGAATTATCACCATTAGTAAATCTTAAAGGTGGTGTTGGAGTTGATAGTGGATTACGAATAAAGAATGATCCGTTTAAATCACCAACTCTATCAGTCAATAATCTAACATTTGATACATTTGCAATCGCACCACTTGTTTCACCAACAATTACTGTTTCAGTATTAACTCTTCCAAAATATCTACCCTGTGCTTCCTCTAGAAGTGAGGCAATATCAATATTCAACACTGTTGATGATGATGAATATGTTGTAGGAATAGTAACTGCTGTATTATAAGGATTTGTTGAATATGTTCCTGTTGGTGCTGAGAATGGGCCTATCTTATGATTTGGTTGACATAACCTAAATCTTCCTATTCTTTGTGGGCCAAAATCACCAGTTGTACTTGTTCTTACAAATGCTTGAACATTTTCTCCGATTGTAAACACACCAGAGAACATAGTAACTTCAACTAATTTTGGAATTATATCAATACCACTTGAACTATCAAAGAATGGGTAGTATCTTGTGTTTGGTTTTAGTGTTGTTGCTTCAAAACCAACGTTTCTTGAACGTATATGTGTTTCTGGTTCACTACTTACTAATACTTGTGATGCAAAACTATCAGCAGGATCACCAAATAATGTACGATTACCATTATCTAAGATAACGTTTCTTGTCCAAGTATCTGCACTAGGATTGATAACCAAATTACCACGGAATGATACAACATTGAATGGGTTTACATTCTCTACTCTTGATGCTAATGGTTGATCAAGAAGTGTAACCTCTTCATAATCTAATGTTAATATATCACCGGTCTTTCTGATACCAGAATCTAATAGATTTAGATCTGCAGAAAAATCAGCAGTTGTAGAATCCACTGAAGGATCTAATGCTAATTCAGGTTTAAGTGAATAAAAATCAGTAGGTGTTACAAGTTGACTATTTTCTAAGTCAATATCTACCTTACAATCTGGATTATTTACATCAAGTAGTGAATTATTTTTAAAATCATCTACAAAGAAACCACTCTTAAATCTTGATAAACCATCAGCATCTTGTACTTGGAGTGTTTTTGTATCCAATTCAAGAAGACTTAATGATGTAACTGTCTCTAAGTTTTCTACCCTATCCTCAATCTTACCAATGTCTCTCATCGTATATCTACGATTATCAACTACAGTAATTTTTACATCTTTTGGATCATAAAGATATGCTGGCATTTCAATTTTAGCCACTGTCATACCTAACTCAATATCCTCTGGAGCTATGGGATTCTTAGATGATACACCCTGAACAACAACAAATTCTCCTGAAGTATATCTGTTATCAATATTTGCTGAAGGATCAAGTATTAATTTATCAGTTCTAGGTAGATAGTGACTAATTCCAATTATTGAACTTTCGTTTGGAGATGGAACTAATGTTGGATTCACACCACCAGTTGCAAAGTTTCTATTTTGGAAATCAAATGGTGAACTAGTTGTAGCAGAAAAATCAGCAACTCTAGGTCTAAAGTCTAATGTATCTGATGCTCTTATATCACCTTCAAGAATTGGAACATCTTTACTAAATCTATCTTCATCATAAGATCCAACTGTATACACATCACCTTTATCATTTGAAGGAATGGTATATCTGTTTACTACAATTTTAAGTCTTCTGTTTGGAACTCTTTCTCCATCCTTTCTAACAATTCTTGAAAAATCATAGAATGCATTTTTTTGACCCTTATCTAAATTAAAACTTGATGTTATATTTAAATATGATCCTGCAGTGACATTTTGTAAGTTAGTAATAATATTTGATTCTTCAAATGTAACTGTTTCACCTATAAGGAAATTCTGTTGAGTTAAATATGCAATTTCTACAGTTGTTGCATTTGTTCTCTCAGTAATTTGAGCTATCGCACCACTTTGAGATCCTATTATCTTTTCACCTAGTATTGAAGCAGTATTTAAAGACAGTCCACTTACAAAGATTAATTTATCTAATACTGGAGCAACATTTGTTACTGATTCATATACACCAACAACATTAACAACATCAGGTGTATTTAAAGAAATGACTTTATCATCAACACGAAGTCCTACAAAGTTATTTTGTGTTAGCCCATTTGCAGTTGATATACCAGAAATACATTTGTCAACATTAACAACATGACTTCGATCAAATGTTTTTTGTTTTGTGCTGATTGAAACTTTTTTCACAGTTGCGTTTACAACCACATTTGATTGACTTGCTGTTAATCCTGTTATTGTTACTGTTGATGCATTATTTGATAAAGTAAACTGATCTGTTGATAAAGATTCAATAGTTCCATTTGAAAGATGCACTGAATATCTGTCATTATCAAATGTTTCAAATAAAGCACTTGTAATACCTACCAAATTTGAGAGATTAAATGATAACAAACCATTTGCATCAGTGGCTTCACCAGTAATTTGAGTTTTAATTGTCAATTCTGAGTTACTTAGATCAACATCAGATACATTTTTTTCCTGTAACTGTGCAAATAATCCAGCATTTTCATTATTAACTGCAGGTTTACCAACACTAATACCAGTTGAAGTTGTGGATGCTAATACGGTTCCTACACAAACTCCTGATACACTTGTCACTGCTGCTAGTGTTACTGATTTTAAATCAGAAGAAATATCAGATACACGATTAAATCTTGGTGCATTGGATGTTGCCGGTAAATTGAATATTAATATATCACCAACTCTTAGTGAACCAAATGTCTTACCTGCACAGGTTAAAATATTAGATCCACTTACACTAACATTATCCCCAGGCCCTAATTCCTTAATTGGTGACTGTTTTAGAACCATATCTGCACTAAAATCAGTCTGCAAACCTAATGCAGATGCATCTTGGTATACAGATTTGACATCTCTAAGTGATTTTTCAGTTACAGTTTTTATACTTCTTGTAGCACCACCAATATTATCATTAATTCTTATTTCTTCACCAGCAATAAATGTTCCTGATGTATTTCTTAATGTAACAGTTGTACTATTACCACCAGAGCTTACAGCAAATCCTGTTGCACCACTTGAAAGACCCTCTATGAATGAGGTATCAGGTAAATCAGTGTTTGATACTGCTTTATTTACAACTAAAACTGTATATGTTTGTATGTCAAATAGATACAAATCAAATTTTGTTGCAGCAGAACCACCAGATGCATCATGATTCTCGAATGCATATACTCTTGCATCACCTATTTGAGTTCCTGTACCAGCAGTTGCGTTATTTGTTGATCCCTTTCTTTGATCAAATAGAGCAATAGTTCCAGTTCCATCTAAACCAATCTTTGGTGTTCCAGCAGCACGGTTAACTTGGAATAAATTACCAAGTCTGAATGGTACTGAACTATTTTCAATTACTTTCTTATCTCTTGGTTTATCTAAGTCTAATATTGTTGTAGCTGGTCTTTCAATATCATATCCTCTTACATATGCCTTTCCGGGTGATACTTTAAGTGCTAATAAGTCATCAGAAGGTGTTTTACCTTGATCAGTTGTTTCATTAGATGTAAATACACCCTCATTTGATAAACCATCATTAAGAGATTCAAATGCATTTAATTGGAAGTTTTTAAGTGAGTAGTTTCCAGACTCCTCAAAAGTTCTTTTTGCAAAGTAGTCTCTAATTAAAGAATATTGTGTGGAATTTTGTAATTTTTTAAGTTCACCATCATCAAGACGAATTAATTCAATAAAATTCTTATCATTAAAATCTGTTAATGATTTTTTGGTTAGTTTTGTAGATATTTTTAATCTATCTGCACCGGGAGCTGCAAAGTTTGAAAATCCTCTTGCATTATCATTCAATGATGAGTCTGAATCAGCATTTACTAATTCTTCCTGTACAAATAAACCAACTCTATATGATGGGTTGTTTGTATATGGATCAAGAACTAATTTATCAGCAGAAACGTTAACAAAATGACCACGAATAAAGAATACACCATCTGCAATAGATGCCTTACATCCTGTTTTACAAGCATCTGCCTCTATAAGGGTAGCCACAGAGTCTCCAGCATTAACTGGAGTATTTCCGTACACAAATCCCTCATCAACAAGTAAATCCTCTCCATCCTCTAAGAATGAGACTGAGTTGTTACTACCAGAATCAATATATTTGATAAAGAATGTTAAATCTGTAATACCAGTTGAATCATTTGGAAGAGCATAATCATCAACAAGAACTTTGATGCCACTACTTTGTCCTGTTAAGATTTTGCCTTTTAAACTATCAACATATACTGAAACTGCAACACCTAAATGATTTGAGTCTAATTTTATTGAAAAATACTCTGCATCATATGATATGTTTCCGGGAATCACCATTGATCCCTCTTTAAACATATGACTACCAAAAGATTCAATCTGATCTTGTAAGATAGATTGAAGTGTGGTTAGTTCTCTTGCTTGTACGGGTTTTCCCGGATTAAACAAGACCCTATAGAAATTATTATCCTTTTTGAAATCGTCGAAATAAGGACTTATATTTAAATTCGTTTTTTGTGGCATTTTTTAGAATTCCAGAATGATTTTTACGTCTTCTTTTTGTCTTGCGTTTCTTGTAATAGTCGCCCTATTGTCAATGTAGATTATATCACCTGACCCTTTATTTATTTCAGGTTCAGCAAGTCCATTTGTGAAAGTCACACCTAAACCTACATTCTTAGTACCAACTGTGGTAATACCTGAACTAAATGTAGTCTCAACAGATCCGGAGAATCCACTTGGAGCAGTTATTGGGTTTGCAGTTGATTGGAATGCAAACTTCTGTCCCAAAGTAGATATACCAACATAATCTGTTTGATCTTCACCATTACCAAAATAGAGTGATCTATCTTGGAAGTATTTCAATACTTTAGTTTCTTTATCAAATGATGCAACATAACCAACAGCTGTACCTCCGGTGACAGATTGACTAATCTTTTCACCGATAGTTGGAACTGATGTTGTAGTTGATGGAAACTTAATAGAGTTAAGTGATGAATAAGAATCACTAAAGTAAATTGATGTCGTTCCAACTGATGTTGGATTTTTAACTAGTTCGACTTGAGCAAATTTAGTATCAAACGGGAAATCTTTGTTGTCTCCCCCAAATCTTGCATAACATAGAACTCTATCTGTACCTAGTTCTTCATATACATTAAATCCATGACCTTTTGAAGGTGGTATAATTGGTATTAATTTTGCTTTGATAGAGGTATTCGCATTGATAGTTCCTAAATCAACAATACCGTAAGTATATCCTTTACCACCAGCAGATATGACAGCGTTTGTAATCTTACCTCCGACTACATCAACTACTACCTTACCTCCTGTACCATCTCCTAGAATATTAAATTCTTGGCCAACTCCCCCTGAATATCCATTACCTTGATTATCAATATAAACTTTCTTAATTTGGTTATTGTTTAAATCAGAATCACCATTTTCACGTACTGCTTGAATTGTAGCATCGTTAGTTGTTGTCCAATCATTTGGAACTGCAATAAACTCAGTTGAATCAAATTTAATAATATCACTTGGTGATACAGTATACAAGAACTTCCAAATGTAACCATCTCCACTCTCTCCAGCTCTTGATGGTTCTAAATCTGTAAAGGTTGGTTGATCTTGTGATGCATTTCCAGTAGTGTTGATACCTGATGAACCATTATCAATACAAATGTATACATTAAAGTTTTCGTTAATTACATAATATCTTGAGTCATATAGTCTTGCTGACTGAGTTACCGGTGAAGGTGAATCAATACTATAGTCATGACGATACATTTCATATCTTGTTCCTTGTGTCCAATCGACCTTTCTTATCAATCTTCTTACATTCTTACCAGTAACTCTTTTACCAAATAAAGTAGTATCACCAATATTGTTGTTATTATTGATATTATCAACAGGATTAGGAGTGCTTGTATTCCATGTAGAAGTTCTACCAAACCCCACAATTGTTGGATTGGGCAGACCTAATGTAACATAAAATGAATTTGATGGATCAGTTCCTCCTATCCCAGTAACCGTATCAACAAAGTTACTTGCATTTAATATTCTAAACTGATCAGTGACTACTGCTGGCATTTTATCGCTTTTTTTCTATATTTATACGTGAAACTATCAACTTAATGTTTTACGGACTGCACCGGTATCACGAAGACCAAATACTCTCCTTTGAATTGTTGGGAAAGTTGATATTCCTGTACCTGTTGAAAGTCCAACTGTATGACCTGTTACACCAATTGAAATTGGTTCTGGTCTACTAAACGCACCTGATGAATTAAAGAATCTACCCCATGAGAATCGACCATTATACCCACCATTTGCGGTGTGTGATGCAGTCAATCCTGCGTGAACAGTTCCTGAGTGAATATTCGTGACTATTTCAGCATTTTGTCCACTCTTAGTAATTGATTGAATAATATAGATGTTATCTGCAAATAGTGTTCCAACACCAACAATATCATTATTGTTACCACTTAAGTTAATTGAGGTTACTCCATTACCAACTGTGGTATCAAAAATATAAATTGGATATCCAGCCTGAAGATCATTAAAGTTATCAGAAGTTCTTGCAAGACCAATTCTAAGACCTAATGTTGATACTCCTACAGTTGTTGTAGTAATACCTGTTATTATTCCAGAGAATCCTGCAACTTCTTTAATATTGGTGATCTCTTCAGAAATCAATTCAGGGAAAGGTGCAAGAACTATTGGTGGATTTGCAGTTGTATATCCAAGACCAATATTATTTACTGCTACTGATGCAATTGATCCGTTAGTAATCGTTGCAGTTGCAGTTGCAAATGTAGATACGCCTACTTGAGCAAATAATGTGTTTGCCACGCCTACTGGAGCAGCAATTGATACACTTGTTGTTGATCCTACATAACCACTTCCACCAGATACAACTGTGATAGCAGATATAGTTCCTCCAGCAGATACTGTTGCAGTAAGAGCAGCAGCAACTGGATTAACGTTATTGATTAATAGTCCACCAAAACTATTAATGTTAATGCTTGAATGATCCTCTTCATATTCAAAGAACTGTGCATCATCAACAAATATATTTGTTCCTGCAGCCGTAGCAGTTGAAATATTACCAATGATTCGTGCAGTTGGGAATATAAGTGGTTCAATCGAATCTCTTGCTTTAGATACAACATCACCTCGTATAATCTTATCAACTTTTTGTTTCTTCCAGTTTACAATTGGTTTAAATGTATTTTGGTTAATACCTGTTCCAGTGTAAATTTCAGTTTCAAATGTATCTGATGTAGTAATACCTATTACAGTTCTTTCAGATTGTCCTAAATCACCTGATATTGAACCAACTTCAATAATATCACCAGCTTTCAATGTTTCTTGAACATCTACTGTAACTGTATCTGGGCTAGATCCTCCAACAGATCCTTTGTAGAAGAAGATTGCAACGTCATCATCAGCACTTGGTGCTATTGAGAATGCAAATGTAGTACCACCATCAAATGTATATGCTACACCGGGTTCTTGTAATACACCATTCACATAGATCATAAGTAAATTACGCATAATAACCAATGATGACTGAGCATTTGCTCCATCAATCTCAAAACTTAATAGTTCACCATTTACTTTGATTGGGAATCTTTTTCTTACACCATTTTGTAAGTTCTTAATAGGATCAATGAAATCAAACTCACCAAAGTCCCAAGATGAGAAGTTATCTGTAAATGTTTCAGTAACTGTTAATTCAAACTCATTGACTCTATTAGTTAACTGTCTATCAGTAACTAAACCAACAACTTTGAATACATCTCCTTTCTTAAATCCAAAACCATTTCTAGTGATCTTAAATGATTTAACTGTATGAAGTGTAGATCCTACTCCAACTGTTGAAGCAGCACCAACATCTACAGATATCTTCAATCCTAATCCAGTATCTGTTGTAGCACCAATTCCTAGTCTTGATACACCGACTACCTCAAGATTTTCATAAGTTGGTGATGGTATATTGATTCTTGGATTAACGTAACCTGTACCACCATTTGCGACAGTAAATGCTAATGTACCACCGGCACCAACAGTTGCATTAACAACTGCACCTGTACCAGCACCACCACCGGGGCCAACGTTTATAGTAATTGTATTAGTTGTTTTAGCAGTAATAGTTGTTTGAATACCAGCAACGGGATCACTTCTTGTTCCTTGTGCAGTAACGGATACTGAACGAGGATATGGATGTAATGTTTGGAAATTATCCTTAGAGCATCTGAATACTAAACCACCAGTATCAATACCAACTGTATCACTTGTAGTTAATCCATGATTTGGAATGGTTATCACTAATACACCAGTATGAGATGTATAAACTGCATTTGTGGCAGTGAAAGCATCACCGGTACTGAAATTACTCTTTCTTATTGATCCGATACCAGAACTTGCAAAACGATGTTCATAAGCAATATCAGTAACACCGATTGAAACTGATCCACGATATCCAGATCCTAATTGATCAGTTGCACCAGCACCAACAGATGTAAGAACACCATTTGCATTCTTAACCACTGTCACAGCAGCACCTACAAGAGGAGCAACACCTAAACCACCAGTTGATCCAAGTGAAACTATCATTCCACCTCTAGGTAACTGATTTAAGTTAATATCAGATTCACTAACAATTTTTGAACCGTCTGTAGATGTAATACCTGTAAATACGATTGTTGTAATACCTGCACTAGCATCTGAGATATAATCATAATTATTTCCTTGATTATTATCTGTTGTTGGTGTTTGGAATATTCCATTTAGAAGAACAATACTACCACCAGTTTGAATACCAGTTGTATTTGCTCCACCAACTTTAACTATGTGTGTTGCAGCAATTCCAGTAAATCCATCTGATATATCATCAAAGATTCTATTATTTGTGTAATCATTTCTAAGATAGACTCTACCGTGGAAATCAGATCTTGGGAATGGTAAACTTGATGGATCTTGTGCTGCAAAGTTTGTTCCTTTAGGAGCATCTGTAAAGTGTATTTTACTATCAACTATATTGAATGATCCTTTAAATTTGCGAATCGCAGTTGAATCATTATGTGATGCTGCTGTACTTCCTAATGATCCTCTGTCAACACCAACTAAGTTTAATGCACCGTTACCAGATATTGGGCCAAGTGCAGTTGTTCCAAGACCAACTGAAGTAACTTTCATCAATTCAGTTCCAACTTCTAATATATCTCCTTCAATAATTGATGAAATACCAGCAACACTAAAGATTGCATCTGATGCTGAAATACTACCACCATTATTTGTAACTGTAGTATTAACAGGTGTAAATGCTATCGGTGATTGTATCAATCCATCAACATTTATCAAACTCTTCTCAAGTTTTTTGGTCATTTCAAGTTGATGAGCATTTCCTGCTCCTAATGATGTAAATGTAACACCAGTTCCAGCATTAGCATTTGATTTTGTCAATGCTAATTTGAAAGTATCTTGGGTTAGATTAATTGCAAATACATCAGTTGTAAGATCAGTTCCTGCAGATGTTTCCATCGCATCAGCCGTAACACCGATAAATGTACTCTTCGGTGTGTACTTAAGTTTTTCACCTGTGCTAAAGAAGTGATCATTAATAGTAAAGATACCTGTTACAGGATCTAATTTTGTAGCATCCGATGGTGAAAATACTTTTGCAAAAATTGGAACACCACCATGCTTCAATTCAAACTCAGTTTTATTTGCTCTATTACCATTTACAGCATTGTATTGACGAACTGCAACTGATTCTGTAACACGACCATATGTTAAATCAGGTGGAACATTGAATAGATCAAGATCTGTGTATATTATTTCACTGTAAGCAGAAACTTCTGCATCAGACACACCAGTATCAGGATTGAATCTAAGATTGAATTTATTGTTTGCGTAGTTTGCAATAAATGTACCGATACCAGCTGTACTTCCTATTGATATGAATGGATAATGAACTAATGAAGTGTCAGTTCCATTATGAGTTGCTAAAACTTGATGTATTGCAATAGTTGAACCTACTGCAACCTTAACAATACTCTTAATTGTACTGAATTTGTTTGAATCTACACCTACGATTGTGGATGTGCTACTTACACGTTTAAAGTTTGACTGTAAATTAACAGTTCTTTCAGATCCATCTAATTGTGCAGTATCTTTAAATCTAAATGTTCCTATTCCAACTGATGTAAGTCCAAGACCAACTGCTTTTGATCTAAGTATTGCAGTATGAATACCTGTATTTTGGAAATCAATTGAAAGAATACCTCCACTTAGATTTGAAGTGAATGTTCCAATAAAGTTTGATGAGAAGTTTGCAATATCACCACTATCAACGTAGTACTCAGTGAAGTATGAGTTTGTTCCATCATGAGTTGCATAGATATCGACTAAATTCTTTTCATTTGTATCAGCATCAGTAACCTCTACAGTTGCATAGAATGCAGATGTAACTCCTACAGGAGAACTTACAAGACTAACTGTAGTGCTTGGGTTAACTGATTTTGCAACACCAACTAAGTTAACAAATCCAACACTCTGTGTATTGATACCAGCTAATGTGCTATTGAATGTATTACGATATACTTTGATATCTAAATCATCATCAAATGGGTCTGTTGGAGTGACTCTTAATGAAGTATCACTTGTTGCTGAATCTGTAAATCCAATAACATCAACAATTTTTTGAGTTCCAATACCTATATTGTTTTTCTCAAAAGTAAATGTATCAGTATTATCTTTGAATACAACTACCTCATCTACCTGAATCTCACTTGTAGTTGGATTTTTAGTCTGAATTAAGAAACTTTCATAATTTTCATTTATTGCAAAGTCAATTCTATTATTTTGAGAACTATTTGTATTTGAGAACTGAGAACTAATATCATCGATATCAAGAACACGGTTTGTTCTACACTCAATGTAACTTGCAAGTTTTTGATTGCGTAATTTAAGGAATTTAGATTGAGTTCCTCCAATAAGTGTATCTGTATCAACTACTAAGTCAAAGTTGTTGATAGTATCTACTCTTTCCTCACTTACAAGGTCTCTTGCAATAACAAGATCAGATGTTGAAGAAATACCACTTTTTGCAGTTGATGTAATACCAGTATCAGCAAAATTCTTTAATCCTGTAGTATGAACAAGTCTATTCACAGGATCTACAATTTCTTCAAAGGTTATTGGACTCTGAATTGTGTATGATAAGTTTTGGTAGTAATCATTATCTGCTAAAACCTGATAATCTTCACTCAATTTACCAACTTCAGTATTCCATCCACGATCCTGTCTGAGTGCATAATCTACATCAAATCTTCCTCTGTTTAATGCGATAGAATTGATTGTGGCCTGTGTACCAGTTATCTCACCTCTTATCTCATCTCCAACAACTAATTCTCTCTTACCAAATATCTTGATAAATTCATCAGGATTATTCTCAAGAACAGATAGATTAGATAATACAAAGTTATTATTTTCTTTAACTGCTAACCTCTCACCTATTCTGAACTCAGCAGATTTTTGAATTGTTCTAAACTGAGGATAATTGTTGAAATTAGTGATTGTTGCATAATTGGTTTGAGATGTTTTTGCAATACCAATACTTACACCAATACCTGTTAGATTAAATTCTAATTTTGCAGGACTGGTGTTTTGATAGTCACTTATAGTAAAGAATACGAATCCATGATCTGTTGAGTTATAACCGGATCCTTCAGTTGACTCAAGTTGAATACCTTCTACAAATATCTGATCACCTACAGCAAATGGTGCTGGAGCAAATCCACCTATGGGTGTTACTAATGTACAAGTTACAATACCAGTTGTCGTGGTTGTTGACATACCAGATATACTTGAAACTGATATACCATTTGAGTTATTGATTGTTCTAATTCTTTGTTCAACTGGTTTTAATCCTTTTGGAGAACTAATAATATTAACAGATGCAATAGAACTTGAGTTTAATGATAGTTCAATAACACCTTGATCAGTTAATTGCCCTGTTTCTGGATCAACAACAACTAAATCAGGAGCTGAGATGTAGTTTTTACCACCAGATATAACTTGTATTTCAGAAATTACATCTGAGTTAATAAGAGTTATTGTTGGAGATATTCTTGCTTCTGGTCTTAGTGTTTGATCTGAATGATACTCAAAGCCAGGATCCAAAATACGAACCTTGTTTATCTTGTTCACACTAGATGATAAGCAAAGTATTTTTGAGTTTATACCATTTACAGATGTTATACTGGATATTCCGGGAATCTTTTTATAACCAAAACCACCAGATGCTAAGTTAATTCTTCCAACTCCACCAGATGCTGATGTAGAATTGGTCAAATAAGACATTGTATCTACTTCAGTCTGAACATAATTTAATTTTTCAGGAACATTTTGTAATGATATGTTAAATGATGTGGTTCCTACACCAAAAGCAGTGTATGTTCCTTCATATTCGCTATTAATATAATTGATTCTTGATCCATTCTGAACATCAGTATCTGATGTACTAATAAATCCAGTCTTCTCTAGTGTATAGAAAACGTTAATTGGATTTTCTGATTTGTAATTAAGAGTAACTGTTGCAGTTGTTCCTACACCTACTGTTCCTACTTTAGTAACAGAGAATGATTCAGTTGATCCAGTAGATACAAATTCATTCTTAAAGTCTTTATCATAATATAAATTGAACTTAAATCCATTTAATGAAGAATCAGAAACATAGAATACTAAATCATTATTTTTAGTAACTGATAGTGAAGGATTAATTAGTGAGAACTCTTGGCCACTTCCACCAGTATTTGTTGTAATACCAACTACTTTAGGGGGTTCATTCTGAACATCAAATAAAGTTTCACCAAGTTGGAATGAATTATCATCTATTCTGTATACAAAATATGATGAAGTTGATAAACCTGTTGCTTGTGATGTTCCACCATCGTAAAATACTTTTTCACCAGTTGAGAATCCATGATCATCTTTAAAGATTGTATCGGCACCAATATTTGTTTGTGCTACAGTTAATGGATTGATAAGAATTTTATCTTCTGATGAAGAATACTTAACTATAACTGAAGTTGATATACCAGTTCCACCAGATCTGTTTGAATCTAAAGTAAGATCGATAGTATCTAATTCAGTTAAACCGTGAGAAGTTGATACTGCAACATGTGCTGTTATTTCCTGAGCCTTACCAGTTACTTGTGTAAAATTAGATTCAAGTAAGTATTCAAAACTATCAGTAGGTGATGTCTTGAAGAAAATAGTCTCTCCACCTTTGATTGTTGACAATCCTACTAAATCACTTGAAATTCTTTTAGCAAATACAGTAGCACCATCTGATAAGTTAAAACTAGCAGTTACTGCTTGAGTTACACCTGTACCAACGGATAATGCACCTGCACCACTAGGAATTTTAAATGTTAATTGCTGATTACTTACAAATGGATGATTAGGTAGGAAGATACTCTTTGCAGGAACACTAATAACTTTCGATAATTCACCAGTTGTGAATGATTTAGCCATACCAATGACAGTTCCAGCAGTCAATGCTAGTCCAACTTGCTCCTTTGGATTGAAGAAAACTTTATCATCTATCTTTGATTCAAAAGGATCAGTAACTATTGGTATAGTAAACTTTTGAGGAACTGTTAAAACAGGTGCAGATAAAGTATGTGCAGCACCTACAACACCTCTCTTAACTCTTAATATCTGTCTATCTCTAAATGTATTGAGTACAAGTAGTTTTTCTGTTCCAATACCAATACTACTTCCTGCAGATACTCTATCAGGAATACTAGAAACGTATATGTCAGTAACGATACCTGCAGAAGAATTTGCACCAAGTTCTTTATAAAGAGCAACTTGCACAGAACTTACACCAACTTTATGAGAATCAGTTAAGTTTGGAATGCTAGTAGATAGACCTGAAACAACGATTTGATCGTTATTTGCAAATGTATGTGATGTTGATATGAAAGCACTTACTTGAGTTGCACTATCTCTAACGTATACGACGTTATTATAGGTCTGAACTGTTGTATCTACACTTGTAATTGGTTTACCAGTTACCTTTGATATAGAGGCACTAGCACCCCCTCCAGAGGAATTAGTATTATCAAAGTTTAGACTATCTCCAACTTTAAAATCACTACCAGATTCAACAATTTGGAAACCTTCTACGGAACCTCTTGTTACAGATTCTACAATAGAACTTTGTTCAACAGATTCATTTGATTCAATAAGGAAATCATTATCAGCTGTTGGATCTGCAACTTTGTATGGAAGGGTATTTCTGATAAGTTTGCTTGTATTAAAATCAAAATTATTTTGATCTATTAAGAAGTTATCATCAATTGGTTTTGATCTATAGTTATCACCTATAAAGTATGGGAACTTAGGATCAAGATTACCTTGAGCACCAGTGCTTACACCAACAAAATATGCATAAACACCATTTGGATAGTCAGGTGTTTTACAGAATCTACCATTACTTTCATCCAAATCACCAGAATCATCATATTGATGATCTTCAACAAAGAAACCACCTGCAAAAGATGTAGGTCTATTAGTTACATTACTTGTATTCAGAGTATAACTTGTATTTAAAATTACTATTGCTGAATCCGAATCTGCAGGATCACTGTAACCGTAAGGCCCATAAATTGGGTTTCCATCATATGCCCAACCAACTATAGGAGAATGTCCTGTAATTGAATCTGGATCTTCAAATAATGTTGAGTAAATTGATGTATTATATCCAACAACTGCATACTGCAAGTTATCATCAGACTCCCTTAATAATACTTCATCACCAAATCGAGTTAAACTATTAATTGTTAAAGATCTGATTGATGGTTCAAATATTTGTCCACTTCCAGCAGGTTTGACTCTTACAGTTGGTGTTGCTGTATAACCTATTCCGGGATTTACTATTTTTACATCTGTAATTTTACCATTAGTTACAATAGGTCTTAATTTTGCACCAACACCAGATCCAACTCCGACAAATTCTAAGTCAGGTGGAGAGAAATATTCTTTTCCTCCAAATCTAATATCTACTGCAATAATTTTACCTTCAGATGCAATTGCTCTTATTTCAGCCTGCTTACCGTTTTGTAATGTTACTCCGGGTTTTTTCTCAAAGTTAAGTATTTCTGATCCGTAATTTGTTCCGGGTTCATACAGATAATTTTTAATAATTGATCCACGAACAACTGGTGTTACAACTAAATCACCATTACGTGCAAATGTTGTTGGTGAATATACTGCTTTAATATTTAATTCAATTTCAGGATATTTAAATTCTTGTAATCCTGTACCAGCACTAGTAAATTTAACATAATCACCTCTGAGATAATCAGAGTTGTCTGTTCCCCCTACACCTGCATTAGCAACTCTAAATGTATCATTATCTAATGCAATAACTTTATACTGATTTGCAGATGATAAACCAACAATAGTGGCTCCACCTGCTTCAAAATTATATGCTACAACTTCACCATCTAAGAATCCATGATCTACAAAGTTAACAGTATTTTCAATCGTTGATATACTAACTGGTTTTACAAGTAATTTACGATTAGTATAGTCTGTTCCTGCATTTTCAATGACTACTGAACGAAGATGATTTTTCTTGTTTAGTAATCTGAATTTATGAGTACCCTGAGTATTTACAGTTGTAAATCCAACAGTATTGATACCTGAGTTAAAATCGTTAAGTGTTTCAAATAATTTTATTGATGATATGCCAACTACTTCTGGGAAATATATTGATCCATTTGATAATGTTTTATTTTGATCAGTATTAGATCCTTTAAAGGATCCTACACCTAATGATAAATTATTGTTATTATTATATACTAATGGTTCACCACTAAGTAAATTATGTGGTTTATCAAAAATAATTTGATCATTTGCAATATCAACACCACCTCTTGTAGCAGAATTTCTGCCATCAAATGATAATTCTCTAAATCTTTTAGATACAATTGGTTTTAATATAGCACCAGTTCCATTACCACCACTTAATGTAAGTGATAAGACATTTTCAATATCAAAATCTTGTTGATCAACAAGAACTTCTTTAAGAGTTCCTTGAATAACAGGTTGAACTAAAGCAGTTGTACCTGATGCAACTTGAGGTAATATAATATTTGGAAGATTTATTACATCAAAATTACTACCACCATTGAAAACCTTTACATCTTTAAGTGGGCCATAATAAATTTTATCCAGTGATTTGTAGTTTGTTATCTCTACACCATTTACCAATATACCGGTTGAACCGGGTTCTGTAGGTGTCGATGAACCAGATTCAATATTTGCTTCGGTTGGGAATTTTTTAAGTATCTTCTGAACACCAATGAGTTCGTTTTTATGACGTAAAAGTACAAAACTATGACTTCCTGAACCACTTGATGTAAATTCTAAGAAATCTGAGATTGGTATGAATGATCTTGAACTGTATATTCTTATCTGATTCTTCTGTGATAATACTTCAACGTAATATACACCCTCTTCTAAACCTGTTAAAGGTGTACTTGAAGGTTTATAGAATATTGCATCACCTGTTCTAAATTCAGTATCAGTTGCAAATGATATAATTGAATATTTTTGTGTTACATTATTAAATCCTTGCAGAGAAGTTCCTGTTGAATTAGGAATAACACTCTTTGATACAGTTTCGGTAATGTCATATGATGGTAATGATGAAGATGCAACATAGTAATTTTCATCACCGTCATTATAAGTATTCTGAACATTGGATGTAATTACATTATTACCAAACTGTAATTGTGATGTAGTACTAAAAGCCCTATCTAATTTTCTACGAATATTATAACTGATACCTGTTGCAGGAGTGAATCCTACAATATTATCTAATATTAATTGCTTATCCTGCAATCCAGTCGGATTTGTGGTTTTAATTACTGCATCGGATACATCTACAATCTCAGTTCCTCTCCTTATAATATCAACTTTATCACCCTCTTTTAGATTTGACTTATCAAAGTCAGATTTAAGTAAGAATGTCGATCCATTAATTGAGTCAATTTCAAATGTACATGATGTATTGTAAATCCATGAATTAAAAAATACTTCTTTTTTGGTTTTGTTTACACTTGGATTTGGTACTACTTCTCCTAAATTTTTAACAGTAATTCTCTCACCTTCACTGGTAACACTGGATCCTGTTCTTTCTAGTAATTCAAAATCAGATAAAACACCTGTTATTCTTAATTCTACTCTTTTAGTTAAATCACCATCTTCATATCCAAATATAAATTCATCAGCCCTTACATCGTCAGTACTTGAAATTGATGATCCAATACCGGTACAGTTTAAGAACTGGTTAACAGTCTTGTCACCGTATGTAATTGTGTTTATGCCAGATATTACTGTCCCTGTCGTTCCGAACCCTACAGTCGAATCTACGGTGATTACAGAGGATCCTGCAGATACATTACCTATTGATTTTGATTTTCCGGGTATGGTAAATGTACCATTAATACCACTTCTATCATTGAATCCTACAAATAAACTAATCTTGTAGAAAGTCTTTCTATTTCGTGTTACTATTTCAACTTCTGATACCGAAGCATTAGTTTGTAAATCATCTGATTTTGTAACTGTTTGTCCAAGTAATTTATTTGGATCACCACTTATTACCTCTGCTAATATTATTTCTCTACGAATATACTCAGCACCAGATGGTTTGACTAAAAATTCTTCTAGGTCAATGATCTTTGGAGACAATCCATACAAAACATTAAACAAAATGCGGAAAGATTCTGCTGTTCCTTTAGATTGGTATAATGATTTGGATTCTTTAATGAAGTTACTAACATCTAAATCAGATATAAATTTAGTATCTTCAAGGCCTGGTGTTAGAGAAGTCTTTACTTTCTTATAAAACTCCTGTAGAAACAGAACACTTAGGTTATTAACTACAGAATTAGCATCATGAACACTTGTGGTTGATTGTGTGAATACTAATTCACCGGGATTATTTGTATCAGTAAATGATGTGATACCACTAAAACCTCTTACACAACCTGTAAAACTATTAGTTGTAATACCAGTATATGTAATTACCTCATCATCTATCTTTAAAAGACCATACTCATTCGGAAAACCTTTAGTTGTCGATACTGTAATAGTATCACTTGCAGTTGTTATACCTGCAGTAAGAGTTGTAACACCAACAATTACCTCTGGTGTTAAATTATCTAATTTAATATATTGATCTAGATTGTCACTTAAATCTACTACACCACCTCGATGCTCCTGAGAGATGTAGTATTGCTTTAAAAAGTCAACTGTCTTAGGACTTTCTGAGAGTATAAACTCAGGAAGTTGACTTTCGATTATTTGCTGAACTTGTATACGTTTTTCGATTCCAGTTCCTATCATTTTATGACCTGTTTAGTTCTCCGTTTGAGTAGGATGATGTTACCTTATAGCCAACACCAGATATTTGCTCACCAGATGTAATAGTGTCCTTCACCATATTTATGGTACTACTGGGGATGTTAAAATCTAAGTATAGATCTTGTAATCCTATGACATCATTGGATTCTGGGAATGCCTGTACTTCGACAATATTATTTGCCTTTTCAGTTTCCGTAATGTTAATTGTAGTTAAATTAACCTCACCATGAATATAATCAACAGTTCCTGCAGATTTAACCACAACAACATTGGTTCCTGTTTCCAAATCCTTTTTAACTACAGAGACAACTCCAGTCAGTAAATCTGCATTTGGTGTATCAGTAATATAAACAGTATCACTATTACCTTGAATTTTAAATCCTGTACTCTTAATGTTCAATCCACCAGGCTTTACATTAAATTGATTACCAAAACATAATTCATACTGAGCAAACTGATTGATCAGTGCATTCAAATTACGACGTATTTGTATTCTTGTAATGTTAGAGGTAATTGCTTTATCAATATTATCAATTACATTCAATACCTTACTATACTTAAATCTACCACCAAATCGATTTACATCTCCTGATCGAGAGTAAGTTGTAAGAGATGATGTAATTTTAGTCTTAAGATCATTTACATTTTCAACTGCAGTCGAATTATAGTATATGAATGATTCAACTTCCACATACAATACCTGTAGATCTACAATCTTTTGATTAATACCTGTTAAAGAGTAACTCTTCAACTTCTGTAAAATTTGTGTTTTATCAAAGTCAGATACAAAATCACCATTCTTTGGTTTAATAGTAATGAATACCGTACCAAATTGAGGTGGATCTAACTCTTCACCACCCACGACTGATACACTTTCTGTGTTAGGATATACAGTTTGGATTATACTTTCGTAATCTCTTGCTGTAACTGCCCTGTACTGTGCAGAGTAGAGTCTAGGTGCAAAATATTTAACTGAGTCAATTGATTCGATGTCACCACCATTTGAGGATGCCTGTATAGTATCTACATTTGGTATTGATGTTGGTACTACTATATTATTGTTTGAATCTTGAAAACTACCAGAGAATGTAAACACAGATGGCCCATTACCATCCTTACCTGAAGTAACAACATATTGAACTGTAATTACTGCACCGTCTTCTATTTTTTTACCAAATGTTCCATCACCAAATAACAATTCATAGTTCTCATCCTGTACTTCCTGTATCAAGAATGTCTCAGATGCGGATGTAACATTAACAATGTTATCAATTAAATTATACTGTTTACCTAATCCGGGATCTGCAGCACCTTTTACATATACGACAATTGAAGATGTGTCAATAGATGAGTTATTTAAAATAAATCTTTGCTCTAAAGATCCATCAACAACAAATTGCGATGTAAGATAAGTTCCTTCAAGAACTTTAATTGGTTCATCTACTGTTCCAAATTGAGCAAGTCCACTATTTACTGTAGTTGTTATGCTTTCAGATATAGAAAATACAAAATCACTATCATCCTGAGTTCCAACACACACTAGACCGGGTTGTAGAGTTATTGTCGGACTACTTGTATTAGTTGCAACCTGAAACTTAATTGATGCTCTGGCTGCCGTTTTAGAGCGTGGTACGTAACCAATGTTTCGTGCAAGTGATACAACGTTCTCTCTTAGAGTTGCAGAATCAAGAAATGACTCATTTACAACCAAGTTTGAGTTGAATGCAGAAATATACGTATTATATGCAAGGGTATCAATTAGTACAGAGAAGTTAGACCCTTCAAAATCAAAGTCTGAAAAGTTGGAATTTGCTCGAAGATAGTCTTTAATCTGTTCCCTTATCTGATCAAAGTCTAAATTGGTGAATTTTGTAAACGGCATTATCTTGTGGCTTGTAATATGAACGTAAAGTCTTGTTGTGGAAACTCTTGACCAATAATATCAAATAGTACATTCACCTCAAATTCATTCTGATCAGGTCTAGGTTCAACATTCACTTCTAAATTATCAACTCTAGGTTCAAAGTTTTCAATTGATATTCTTATTTGATCCTTGATTGCTGATGCAGTACCAAAGTCAATAAAGTTATCAAATAGTAAATCACGAACCTCAGATCCTAAAATCGAGTTAAAAAATCTTTCAGTCGGTATTGTTTGTACAATATTCCTTACAGACCTCTTAATTGCGTTTTCATTACGCAATACAGTAAGATCTTTTGTGACAGGATGAGGTGTAAAAGACAAATTTATGTCTTTAAACGCTCTAGATATACGTTTTACCGCCATTTAACAGACTTTTTTTATTATTTATACCTATCTTGCGAAGTCTTTCATAATGTAATCATCAGAATCGAAGTAATTTAGTATCCACCATGCAAGTGAACGGGGATTTTTGCTACCACAAGTGAAAATATCGAACGCAACACACTGTTTTTCAGGCCAAGTATGCAAAGCAAAGTGACTTTCGGCAAGTGTAAGGTTAACAGTCACCCCTTGAGGTTCAAATTTATGAAGAAAGCAGTTTAAAAGGGTGTATTTTTCTGCTTTGACTGCAGCTAACATCTTATTTGTAAGATCTTTTGCATTATTCAACTTATCAAAGGGTACATTGTACACTTCAACTAATAAATGAGTGCCCATATGAGCATTTTTCACGTTTTTCATGTAGTTTCTGAATTTTCACTTAAAAATTGAGGTTTTTCTTCCTCTTCATCCTTGTAATATTCATGTCCATCGTACTCACTGATCAATTTACGACCACTTTTCTTAAATTCTTCTGATTTATCCACTTTAATTACCATTTTTTTGTCTTTTAGATTGTATTTATCCAATATCTTCGGGTGAAGGGATACCTTTACTCTTTATAAATGACTTATTATTCGTTTCATAGTCCCAATTTTCATCATTTTTGCGTTCTTTTGATGTTTTCCAGAAATAATTGTCCTCTGAACCCAATCCATCACGGTCATGACCGTTTTCAACCTGATAATATACTGTTGATACCTTAAAATCGGGCACTTTTGGTTCTTCTGGTGTAATACTATTGTCATATATCCTCATTCTGTTGTTTGGATAGAGGCAAAACTGACCATTATCCAGCTCTAAAAGGTTATGAGACTTGTGTTCAGCAGGTTGTTCACTTGTAGAGTAGTCAATTGCGTCTACACTCTCATGATAGTTGTCTAAAGTACAAATATAAGTGCCTGTTTGATTGCCAAAGTCCCTTGTCATCACTTCAAAGTGCATTGAACCGATAAATTGCTTCTGTACTGCCACTACACCATAGTCCATACAGTTCCAAAACTGCAGGTTATGTAATGTCATATCCGGTGTAGGAGTCTCAGGATCAGTTGTAAATGCAGAGATTGGTAACTTATCGAACATTGCAGCATAATCAGGTAGATAGGTTTCAAAGTAAAAAGCCCTACCGGGAATTGACTTGGCAGCAACCCATACTCCCTTTACAAATTCACCATGACCACTCTTATGATCAGTCAGGTATTCTTTTCTTACCCATACTTCATAGGAGGGTAGATTGGCAATTAGTGTACTCATCGGTTTAGTTTGCGTTTAAGTTCTTTGGACATCTGTTTAGTTAATTCACTATCAAGGTAAACTAAGTGTTCACGAAGTTTCCTTTCATCTTCATTACCTTCAATGTAATCATACAAATGATCAATGTGCTCTAGGGCATACATTAACTTCGTTTGTTTATTCATTGGCATTTTCCTTTCTCCTTACGAGCCGAGTTACGCGGTTTATTCTTCATCAGTACTCATTTCAACCTTAAATGAACTTGGGTCGTTCTTTCCAGTAAGATAAAACTCAATGGCAAAGTCCTGCATCCGATCAAAACACTCAGATTGTGTCAGATCGGTGTACACCTCTTTACCATCTTGCAGTATCGCATACTTTGTGGTCTTCATATATTTGGGTCGTACTTAAACAATATGTAGATAACAAAGATAAAGGCAATCAATAATATTGAAAAGAATGTAATCATAATTTAAATAATCCGAGTTTTTTCATGTCCGACACGAATTCGAGGGTCGCACCAGATTTCATAACCAGCCTCTTTGGCATCGAGACAGAACGAGACATCTTCGCCACACATATCCTGTACTTGACCAGACTCAAAGATCTGCATCTTTGGAGCAAACCAAGGATAAGGCATTCTCTTCTTACCGTTCTCATCAAAGTCCTCAAAGACTCCCTTCTGTATCAGTAACCAACCGAATCCTGCATAATCCACAGTGAACGGTTTCTTTCTCTTCTGTATAGTATCGAGTGTTTCATGATTCATGACTCCACCATTGTTTGAGAAATCTTCCTCATCTAACCAGTGAGCAACTGATGTAGTACGACCATCTTCAGTACAATACCAACCAGATACAATTGGTCTGATCTTTGAACTATCTACAACAACTTGCTTGTCATTATAAGTAACTGCTTCACTTGGAACTGAGTTAAGGACTAACTGATAGAACTTCTCTGTCGAGAAAACAATATCAGAATCGATCCATAACTGCCAGTCATACTCAAGTTTACCATCCCAAGGTAATTGATCAGGGCCTCTGAGAACATTTGCTCCTAGACACTTACATCTTGCAAAGTTTACCATTGAAGAGTAATCCTGAGATATCTGTATACCTCCACCTGCTTGTACAATATCAAAACATAATTGTACGAAGTTCTTCAAGTAAGTATATGAAACACCTCTACCGGGCAAACAAAATACTATTTTCTTTCCTCTTATTAACTGCTTTGCTAATTCATAATCCCATTCAGGTTCTTGTTGAACAGGTTGTTTGGCTTTCACCTTAAATCCTTTGGCCATAATTGATTCAATGTACACATATATTGTAACTCACAGATATCTATATGTCAATAAGCAAATCTCTATGGGCGGTTTTTACTCCTCTTCGGTTTCTTCCATTACTACACTATCGTCATCTATCTTCCAATTTAACTTTGTATCTTCGTACCAACCCATTTCGTTTATAATCCATTCCGGTATAATCGCACAGTATTCACCTGTCGAAACATCAACCTGTATAGAAGTAATTTGGCCACCGGAATTTTTTTGCATATAATAAAATCCTGTCATCGTTTTTATATAGCGAAAAAAAAATTTACAATGAGTGTAATAGTTGTCTCGCTTTCGTAACACTTTATAGATTGGGAGTCCCATGCGTTTTTATAAACCGCCCCCCATAAACGGGGGGACTGGCTGTGTCACGAACGAATGACCCTATGCGAAGATGGGGTCTGCGTACTTACTGCAAGGGTGTGGATTCTCTGGTGAGCAACCAAAGGAAGCAATGAATGTATCTAACTCCTTTACATCCTGTGGGGTCAAGTCGTCAAACTCAACTGTTGCGATGTGGTCAACTCCCCACTCTGCAACTTCAAATACGAACTCTTCCCAGTCACAGCATACATGTGCCACGTTTTCAAAACTATCACTCTTAAGTATTCTGTCTGCGATTGCTTTTGCTTTGTTCATAGGGGGGACTCCTTTGTGTATGTACTTATTATAAAAGAGATGCTCACGGATTGCGAGCATCTGAAACAATTGTTTATATTACCAGACTTCTGTTGGTGTGGTGATCCTTTGAATTAATTCATCCATTTCTTTTTGGTCTGCCTCTCCGTAGTCTGCTCCGTCTGGTGTAGAATGAAAACCACACATCACCTGCATTTGAAATAAAAATTCGTTGTAGTCTTTACACTCTGCTGCTACGTTGTAAATTGCGGGTTCGTTGTTAATCCACAAGGCACAGTTCCAAGTAGTGTAGTCTGTCCATCCGTTGTAAGTTTGATTTGTCATAGGGGGGAAATCCTTTGTGTATACATCTATTATAACGCATTACTAACTGTGAGCGTGGAAGTTAACAAAACTGAAACATTGACGGTCTACCAGTTTATAAGTACCGAACCCATTATCAAATACAAATCCCTCTGGGGGTACATAATCCCATTCATACATGGTACGAATGGTAGCTTCATGGCAGCAACTGGCCAACATTTGGTGCTTCATATCATTTACTAACAACCATAAACGGATAAGGTTAATATCACATAGATCCGTGAACTCTTCGGGTATTACCTCTCTCTGTTCACGTATACACGCATTAAGTGCTTTCTTTATCTTTGCTGCCTCTCTTTTGCTGGCAAACTTAACCAGTTGGGCCATTTGCTTTGCAAAGTTTACTTTCTCTTGAATATAAAA